TTTTTGATTTAATCTCAAATGAGTGTTCACAATGTGACACTCCTTCAAGTGGAAGTTTTCCATATCATCAGCCAGATGGCTTTAATTGATTAAAACTGAAACCACTTGGTTTAGACTGCGACAATGCGCAGTGTAGTGTTCGTGCTTGCAACACCGGCGGAGAAACCAACAAAGAGAATTATTGAAAGGTTTTTGGTACCGTCGGAGGACACGAAGATTGACTGGGACAACGCGAGATTCGTAACCGTAAGAGAAGGATCATTGAACGTTGGAGACGTTGTTTGATACACTTCATTCAATTCAGTTTGAATTGTGGCATAATTTATGCCAGGAGCCGTGTCATTAGCAGTCATGTTGACGTCAACCAGGTAATTGCCCTGGGGAAGGAGGATGAGTCCATCAATGACGGTCAAATTCAGTCCGTTTGTTTTCGCAAAGTTAGCAGAAGCAGGCTCTGTGAAAGCAAGTCTCGTAGCAGCAAAATTAGGAATAGCCGCTTGGACGTCATTGAACGTCGAGACTGAATTGTTTTGAGGAGCAGCAGTTATGCTCTCAAGAATTGGAATCATGAGTTTGCATGTGTATCTCACACGCAATTCCATCATGTTCGGAACATCAGCACCTTGTCCCATCGTAGAAACAAACAGGTTTCCTAGATCATAGGTCTTAATATCAGACCCACCGGGAAGATTGCCTGTCCTGACATAAAAAGAGTCAAGATGGGAATTGAGGATGAATTTGGGAATGCTCATTTGAATCGTTTGATAAGACATTCCATCGGCCATAGGCATAATATCCTCAGCTTCTTGTTTGGAAGCAGGTGGTGCATCAGTGGCATCGGAGTCAAAACTCAAAATCACTTTGCCAGAATTGGCATTGACAGTGTATTGAGTGACCTCAGGTTTGAGGTAAAACTCACATGCAAGGAACTCGTACTTCTCCCACTGTTGAGCCTCAATTGATCCCCAGGGAAATGTCGATTTTTGACCAATATTCACCGGGAACTGAGTGACAGCGAAGTCAGGAGTTCCAGCAACTTCACCAATATATTCATCCTTTTCGATGATTTTGTATTGGAGGTTGCGATTGAAACCATTTCTCTGAGATGTCCCCAATGGGACATCTGTGATCACACGAGCTTGGTTTTGAGCCTTGCCTTTTCTGCGATTGCGATTACGGTTTCTTTTGGGTTTCCCCTTTTGTTGATTTTTCTGGTTTACAACTGCTTGAAGAGCTTGCATCACTTTCTGTGCTTCGCCCTTTCCTTTGCCAGCAACAATTTTGCGGATTTCTTTTCCATATTTGTTCTTTTGAACCATTATTTTTAAACTGAGCTTTCGAAATTCAAGTTCTCACTCGGTTCTAATATTAAAAGATGACCACACTTCCTCATAGGAAGCATAGTTTTGGTTGAACTCTCTTTCAAGTCCATATTCATCTCTCAGGTTCTTCATTCTTAAAAGAACATCGGCGTGAAATTTTCCGTCAACATGGATACGGAGCAAACCCCCAAGACGCTGCATCTCACTTTCGGGATGTAGGGTTTGTGACTTCTGAACCCTTTTGTCCAGAACGCTCCTCATTTTAAGATTGTCAAAATGGATGTCAGGTTTAAAACGGGTGGAACAAAAATCCATCTCCTCCCAACTCACCGGCTTCCCGGCCCATTCAATCTTGGCATATTTTGAACTCAGGTCCAAATCAGAGTAATCAGAACTCATTGCCAGGTCATCTCCGTTGATGACCACCGTGTTATGTTGAAAGAAATCCTCAAGTGGATACTTATAATTTTCAACAACCATATAAAAACGCCAAATGACATTCAGAATGGTAGTGAGATAGTCTCCGGATCCCAAGCCCCTTGGGACAAGGTAAATATATCCAGCGACATTCATCACTTTAAACACGGAATTTGACACAATGTTGTCGAACATCGACTCCTCTTCATCAGTGAGGGAATATTTCTTTCTAATTTCCTCGAAGACGGTCTCTATGAACCAAGATGGCACACTCGAATCTTGGGCACTTGTATCAGTACAATATGCAAATTGTCTTTTGGACATTTCTTCATAGTAACATTGTGCACTGCCCTTCTGTGGTGAGTCCCCAATTGCAGAGACAAACAAATCTTTACAGAAAGAACGTGAGTAAAATTGCCTCACGAAATCCCCCAAAACCAAGCAACTTAGCAAGGTATGTTCAGGAGGATATGCAGTGAATAGACGTGGTGTTTTTCCATCGACTCTGATTTCATCTTTTTGAGAACCAGAGATCAAACATTTGACAGGACCTTTCTTGGCCCTTTCGATGTATCCTATGAGATAATCCCTCATTCTAGGATCACGTCTCGAATT